ATGAATTAAAACAATTTATCGTTTAAGAATACATTGTTTATGTATATTAAATGTTTTACATTTAGTATCTTTAGGAACAATATTAATTACACATTTTGATTTTTTACCATAAAGGGGTTGTATACAACCTGACTCTATTTTTTTCTTCCGCGTTTTTTTTTTATTATGTTTAGGTTTTGTTAAACATCTTGATCTAAACATTTCATATCTTAATTTGACATCTTCGTATGTTAAATTAGATTTTTTCCCAAGCATTTTATTTATTTCTTCATGTAAATCATAAAGCCATTTTGATAAGGTATTTCTATTTTCCATAGTTTTCATAGTTAAAGGAACTGCTTTTAAATTTTTTACATAATTAAGTCTACAATATTTACATGGTAATACTTTTTTCATAGATAAAAAAAACTTATAATAATCTTTTTTATCTTCTTCAGTTGGTTTAACTGGATAATTAAAACTTATAGTATGTAAAGAATGCCACATACTTGGACCCCAAACAGAAGTTAACATACCATCACCACTATTAAAATCATTATTATTAAAAGGATTTTTCATTATAATTTAAAAAGAAATTTTATTTAATATAGAGATATATTAAATAAAAAAAATATTATATATATATATAAAATGAAAATGAAATGTAATATGAACATGATAAATTCAGCTCTTTTAGTTGTAATATTATTAGGACTTTTATATTATTTTGTAAATAATAATGAAAATTTTGCAATACATCCTAATTCTTGTCTTTTTGATCCTAAAAGTGATGGTAAATGTATAGATGCTCCAGATTTTACTGCTGCTAACGCTGCATATGAACAACAACAACTTGACGAAGAATCAAAAAAACAAAATGAAACTATTAAAAGAATTGTTGAACAAGAAAAAAAAAAAACTGAAACTACAATTAACAATATTGTTGAGAAAGAAGAAAAACTAGAAAAAAAAATTAATAAAAATACAGATGATATAAATAAACTTTTATTAATTGTTAATAATAAATTAGAAAAAGTAGACTTTGATTTATAAAATAATTTATTATAGACTATAACTTTAATTGTTTTTAGATTTAAAATAACTTTTATTATATATGATTAAAAAAAAAGCAAAATTAAGCACAATACAACGGAAATATTGTAGTTGTGTTGTTAAAGTAAGAGGAAAAACTTTAAGTAATCCTTATGGTATATGTACAAAATCGGTATATCATTCTCGAAATAAGAAAAGGACTAAAAAAATTGGTTGTTTAAAAAATCTTGATATTAAAAAATTATCAAAAAATCAATTAAAAGGCATAGTTATAGAAAAAAAAATTAAAACAAAATCTAAAATTAAAAAAAAAAATTTAATTAGTATTTTAAATAAATATTTAAAAGCAAAATATTAAAATTAGTTAATGAATTATTTTTATTTATATTTTATTATTGGATATTATTTATATTCAGTGATTGGGTTAATTATAGATATTTTTACAATTGATAATAGAATTAATTTGATGACTATTTTTTCAGTTAAAAAAAATTATACTCAGGTTTCAAATTTAGTAAATACAAATGTATTATTACGAAGTATTCCATTTTTATTTGTCGCTGAATTAATGTATATTAATTATTATGAAGATTTTAATTTTATAACATTCTTATGTCAATATATAGTAACATTAATTTTAGGTATTAATTTAGAATATTTATTACATAGATTAAGACATACTGACTATTTATATAAATATCATTCTAAACATCATAATCAAAAATTATTATTTGGTTATATGAGTTTTTATCAACATCCATATGATTTTTATCTATCAATGGTGATAATTATATTTCCAGCATTACTAAGATTTAGTCCATCAATAACTAATGCTTGGATACTGTTATACTTATATAAAACAATCATAATAGATCATTGTAACTTATTTTTTACTGGAAAACATTATAATTTACATCATGAAGTTAAAAAATACAATTATGGAATTAAATATATAGATAATCTTTGTTATACGTTTAATAATAACTATAGTATTATTAAAAAGAAAAACGATGATTTAAAAGAATCTGATATAAAAAATTTACCACCCTCTGATAATTATAAATGCTATAGTTATTTATGTAAAACAACAGATAAAGAAAAAATAAAATATAATCTAGATAAACTACATTATTCTAATTTTTTCTAATTTTTTATATTTTTTTTTAAAAATATATTATATATGACCCAAATTAAAATTAGAAAAGAAATTGTTTCACTCAATATAAATTTAGAAGAAGTTAAACATAATGTAGGTATTACTATAAATAAGTGTAATTATCCATCAAATAAAAAAAACATTGTTTTATTAACATTTTTATTTATGGCTGTCCAATTATTCAATCAAATAGCAATTAATAATAATATTGAACCAATAAGTTTAAAACAAATAAATGACTTAGATAAATTACAAATTTATAGAGGTGGAGGTAAAAAAGGTAGTAAAGGTAAAAAAAAAAAAAAGGCTAAAAAGAAAAAGACAATTATACGATACAATTACTATAATAATCGTGCTAATTCAAATAATGAGAATAATGAGAATAATATTTATGCGAATAATTTTGAAAAAAGAAGATCAATAAAGCAGAAAAAAAGAAGGACAAAAACTCGCCACAACAATCATCTTTTTATGAATATATTATCAAAAATTACATTAGGTGGAATTTTATTAATGATTATATTATCTTCTTTAGGGGGAGGGGCTGATGCCCAAGTATCCTCAGTAGGAATGCCATTTGATGATTTTGTTGATGTAATACATAATACAGCTGGTATAGGTAATAATTCTTTAACTTATGAAGAACAACATGATCTTACATTTAATTGGGGATCGTTATATAATGATTCAACCACATTTGTAAAGGGATATTGTGCCGCAATGTCTGCGGTATCAGCTGGTTTAGTATTAGTAGATGAATTTAAACAATTATTAATAAATAAGGGTTATGCGACAATATTTGATATATATATGAAAGAAAAACATAAAGAACTAACATTAAACGAAATATCATTAGAAAAAAAAAAAAACATTAATAAAAGGAAGAAAACTCGTCCTCGTGATTTATCTGAAGCTGATATGACTAAAACTAAAAATCAAAAAAAGTTTCCTAGATTAACACGATTAAATATACAAAAACTTCAGCGAAAAACTTATCATCCTGGTGTCATGTCAGGATTTCCTATTGCAGATATATCAAATACTCAAATAGTATCAACTATTTTTGAAATACAATCAAAAAAAATAACTAAATATGAAAACATAGATATGATTAATCTAGTTCATCAAAAATTAATACAAGATAGAAAGTTTAGTGTAGAAGAAGGATTTATACAAATAGATGATGTTGTAAGTGCTATTATAACTTTTCCAGGTCATGCGATGACTGTAACTGTTTTGCCATCAGGTGCATTAGTTGTTAGAAATGCCGACATGTTACATAAAGATACTACTGAAAACTGGTTAACGTATAAACCACCAATAAATATAGATTTAACTGACGAATCATCACCTGAAACTAAACAAGTTGTGAATGAATGGAATAAATTAAATAAACAAATTAATACCAAAACTAGAAAGATCAAACGTGAAATTGCTGAAGAATCAATAGATAGACAACTATATGAAGGAAATGATACATCTATATTATCATATTTTCATAAAAAATCAATATTACCTTCAAGATGGTTTAGCAACACTCCAAAAGATTCATTAACACCATATTTATTGCAAATGATGACAAAAAAAGGTTCTGTTATCAATCTAATTGGACATCATACATATGATCAAAATAAAAAAGAAAAAAATTCTAAAGTTAGTCTTAAAAAGTTAAAAAAAGCAGCGGGATGGACAGAAATACGAAAGGATATAAAATGTGGAGGAGTAGCCATAGGAGATTTTTTTAATTGTATTAGAAATATGAATGTTGGTGAAACAACAACGTATAATAAAGGCTCATATAATGTAGGATCTAAAGAAGTAAGTATATCACAATATATACATACTCCAGAACAACAAATAATTTCAAATAATCAACAACAAAGAAGAAATGATCTTCGTAAAGCTATGACAGATCTAAAAAATCAATCTAAAAAAGCAAGAGAAGCCAAAAGTCTTACTGGTAAGGAATTATTAATTCATTCATATGTGAGGCAGAATGGTCATAAGTGAAATCACAATAATAATCTATTATTTATATAAAACTAAAATTAAAGATTAATTTTAAAAAAATATTAGTATTAATATATGATTAAAGTTAAGAGTAAAAACATGACATACAAAATTAATTTAAAAGAAATTGAAGAAAATGTAAAAATATCAATGGAACAATGTATGATTCAGAATAATAAAAAAAACAGGTTATTATTAACATTTTTATTTATGTCTGCACAATTATATAATAAAATTGCTAATAATTATAATTTAGAACCAATAAGCTTAAAACAATTAAATAATTTAGACAGTCAATTAGGTGGTGGTAAGAAAAAAAAAAAAAAGGGGAAAAAACATAAAGGGAAAACAAAAAAAAAAAAAACTGATAAAAATAGTTTTCAAAAAAAAACAAAAAAAAAAAAATACAAACAAATCTCTATAATAAATAGTATGGTTTCAAAATTTAAACTAGCATTAACATTGTTAATGATTTCTTTAGCTTCTATAGGAACTACAAATGCTCAAGTAGCATCAGTAGGAATGGATTTTGATGATTTTGTTGAACAAATACATAATACAGCTGGTATAGGTAATAACCCATTAACTTATAAAGAACAAAGAGAACTAACATATAATTGGGAATTAAATACTAATGATCCATCACATACATATGTAACTGGTTATTGTGCGGTACAGTCTGCAGTAACAGCTGGATTATTAAATGAACCTGAATATAGACAACTATTAGTAAATGCAGGCGAAGTGTCTAAAATTGACGAGGAAATTAAAGAAATTAGTAATTATACAAATAATCCTAATAATACTAATAAGAATTTTGAACGTCTAAAACATTATCTTAATTCAGGAATTGAAGATTCAAGAAGATATCCAAAATTATCAATCAAAAATAATAAACGTATTAAAAAAGATGCGATTCATCCTGGTGCTATGTCAGGATTTTCTTATGCAGCAACACTTTCTTTGGTAATAGTAGCAACTAGTTTTGAAATACCAGGAGATCTTATGGGAGAAAGCAATATATCAAAGCAATACGATATAGATTTTGCTACACAAGAAATGATTGATATAGTTCAACAAAAATTAGTAGAAGATAGAAATTTTGCTATACAAAAAAAAATAATAAAAGAAAACGGTGTTATTAGTGGAGTTTTAATATATCCAGGTCATGCTATGACTGTAACTGTATTACCGTCTGGAGCATTGGTTTTAAGAAATGCAGATCCGTTACATTTATGGACGACTGGAGATTGGTTATCATATAAACCTCCATTGAGCATAGATTTGAATGATGAATCATCTCCTGGATTTGAGAGAACTATCTATGAATGGAAAAAATTAAATAAAAATATTAATCCTATAACTAGAGGAGCAAATCAATTTATTGATGATTATAATATTAACATAAAACCATATGGAGCAAATAATACATCTATATTATCATATATATCTAAACCATTAAATTGGTTAGGAGAAACAACTATTTTACCAGCAAATACAGGAAATATGCCCAAAGATTCATTATCACCATTTTTGTTTAATTCATTAAGACATGTTAAATATAGAGATATTAAATTAGTTGGGTCAATTAATTCCCCTAATTTTACCCCCAATAAATCTTTAGCAAAAAAAACATCAAACCATAATAACTATTTTCAACACTACTATGATCAGGAACCTAAAACATATTTAGCTAAAAAAAAATATGTAAAATGTAAAGGCTTACAAAACAAAAAAAATTTGTTACAATGTATTAATAAGATAGATGAAGGTAATATTTTAAGTAAAAAAATGGGACTATTCACTTTAGGAGAAAATGGTGGTGAAGAAACAAAATTAATGATATCAGAACTAAAACATGTCCCCCCTAAGTTATCAGAATTAAGAAATAAATCAAACAAAACTAGAGAACAATTAATGAGAAATTTAAGGAAACAGAGTAAAATAGTAGCAAATACGAAAAAATCTCATACATATAAAACAGCTCAAATACGATAACTATATTATTTCTTTTAAAAATCGGCATTAAGATCAAAATTATGAACATCGGTATTTTGTGTTCCAATATTGGCTTTAGAATAATCCATTACTCTTTTTTCAAAAAAATTAGTTTTTCCTTCTAATGAAATCATTTCCATAAAATCAAATGGATTAGAAGTATTATATATTTTTTCATAACCTAATTGTAAACTTAATCTATCTGCTACAAATTCTATATATTGAGCCATTAATTCTGAATTCATTCCAATTAATTTACATGGAATTGAATCAATAATAAATTCTTTTTCGATACTAACTGCTTCTTCTATTATTTCTTTAATTGTATCAAAATCTAATTTATTTTCTAAAAGAGAATAAATTGCTACAGCAAAGTCTGTATGCATTCCTTCATCGCGACTAATTAATTCATTACTTGATGTTAAACCTGGCATTAATCCACGTTTCTTAAGCCAAAAGATAGCACAAAAACTCCCTGAAAAAAATATTCCTTCAACGATAGCAAAAGCAATAACACGTTTAGCAAAACTTGATTCCTTATCATTTATCCATTTAATAGCCCAATCAGCTTTTTTAGCTACAGAAGGAATAGTATCAATAGCATTAAATAAATAATGTTTTTCTTTATTATCTTTAATATAAGTATCAATTAATAATGAATATGTTTCAGAATGAATATTTTCCATTGCTATTTGAAATCCATAAAAACAGGCAGCTTCTGGTATTTTAATATCATTCATAAATCTTACTGCCAGATTCTCAAGTACTATTCCATCACTTCCAGCAAAAAAAGCTAATATATTTTTAATAAAATGTTGCTCTTCAGGTCTAAGTTTTTTCCAATCATTCATATCTTTTGATAGATCTATTTCTTCTGGAGTCCAGAATGATGCTAATGCTTTTTTATATAAATTAAATAGTTCTTTATATCCTATAGGAAATAATGTATATCTATGATTTTCATCAGATAATATTTTTTCAGTAATTTCAGACATTTATAATTATATAAATATATAATTTTTAAATAAAAACTTAAAAATAAATTTTAATTAATTTTAAAATTAATATGTGTTTAAATATTAATGAATACATCTATGATACCTAGAACATTACAAAATACTAGAATGAATGAAGTATTAAAATATAGAAATATTATAATAGTATCAATTATACTATTTGTTTCTATTTATATTGCGTATACAATATCAAAATCATATAAAATTTCAAAAATATTATATAATATGAAACCTATTGATGATTATGTTATAGTTACTTCAAAGTTAAATAAATATCGTGATTTAAAATTATGTGATTTTTATATTGCTAGTGCTTTTAGACCTTATATGGGAAATAACCAATTTTTTAATTATATAGATTTGTCTATTACAGAAAAAATTATAACCAGTGGTGTAAGAAGTATATATGTAGATATTTTTAATGATAATATGGGTATAGAAGCAAGTCCAGTAATATCTAGTGGAATTTCAGAAGGACAGTGGAAATTATCATTAAACACTGTTCCATTTGAAGAATTGTGTAAATTAATATCTACTACTTGTTTTAATGCTGGATATGTAAATAATTTTGAAGATCCATTTATACTTATGTTAAATTTAAATGTAAATGGAAATTTAACATGTTTAAATAAAATCCGAAATCATATTTATACTCATTTAAGACGATACTTATTATCTAATAAATATACTTATGGTAAAGTAAATATGGCACAAGTTCCAATTAAATATTTAAAAAAAAAAATATTAATATTTACTAGTAATGGTTATCAACATTCTGATTTAGAAGAATTTGTAAATTATTCTTGGAATAAAGAAAGTTTAAAAAAAATAAGTTATGAAGCATTAGATCCTAATACATTTAATGCAAATGTAATTAAAATAGACGGTCAAACATTAAAAAATTATAATAAAAATAATTTAACTATAGTAACACCTAATGAATCACTATCAATAACTGATTTATACACTAAAAATTATAATCCTAATTATTTTTGGGAAACTGGATGTCAAATAGTATGTATGAATTATCAATTATTAGATGAACATTTTGATACTTATATTTCTAAATTTCGAAATGATAGTTTTATATCTAAACCGTCTATATTACAAGGTGCTTATATCAAAGAAAAGGTGGGTATAAAACAAACAGAATTATCTAAAAAAATGAAAAACATAGATATGGATAATGATGGACAGAGATGCCCTGAGGCACCATCAGAAGATTATTTATCGGGTAGTGAAATAATAACATATAAAGATA